ACGAGGCAAAAAGAGATACCGTGGCCAAGGAAAACGTTAACTCTCTTTCCAATGATCAAAACTCTCATTGCGAGTGGTGTCGCCGTTTCAGCAGCTGCGCTGGCATCTCCTGCTCTCGCAGGAACCTACTTGAACGTTGAAAACAACGCTGGATACCAAGACGGGTATCAAGGATCAACCACAGATCTGCACGTTGGTTACGAAGGTGGCGATGCAACCTATGGGTTCTACATCCAAGGTGGTCCTGCCATTGTTTCCCCCGATGGTGGCGACACTGACATGGAACTGTCCGGCAAGATCGGTGGCAGTGTGCAAGCCTCTGAGAACGTCAGCATCTATGGCGAACTGAGCTTCATCACGGCAGAGGATGATCCTTCTGTTGGCACCAAGCTGGGTGCTAAGTGGAACTTCTGAGCTATAACTAACTCAGGTTTCTCACACAGACCGACATCAGGCTCCCGAAAGGGGGCCTTTTGTTTTATCTGCAATCACCATGCAAAAGCTCTTCAATGTGATGTCAGTGGCCGCATTCACCATGAGTGCTGGCATGGTCGCTGGATCGGTGTTGCTCTACACCCGCATTCCATCGCTCACGAAGTATTACATGAGTGAGCTGACGTTGGAGATGACTAAGGTCATGACCAACATGATGCCTGGCAAGATTGATGAGGCTTTGCCAGAACTGCCGACAACTACGGGTCCGGCTCTACCGATCAAGTCACCATTTTAGTGTTGGCGGTTGGATCGTCGTCATGAGCTTCAGGTCCGAAACCTTCAGCCTTGATCCGTTCAGCAAAGTTCGCTTCTGGCGCGGGTGTTTGAGGTTTCTGCTCAAAGGATGCAAGCCATTCGCGTAGCGCATCACCAGTTGGTGTTCCTTTTGGCCATTTGACCCACTTGAGGATTGCTTTTGGATCGGTGAATGGTCTGGCAGTTTTTCCGCACATTACGGTATATACAACAGGCGGTCCTTCTCTTCTGCGGTTACGCTCAATCCACAGCTGACCAGCTGTAAACCGTTCTGATTTCATGCCTGAGATTCCTGAAATTGGGATTCAACAAATCTCCATTCCAGAGATTCTTGAATGGCGATCACTGCCACCACAGAGTATTCCAAATGAGCCACCCATCACGCTCCAACTTGGATTTCCAGTGGCGGATATTCCGGGCTGCGTGGAGACTCGAAGTTCAGCAGCTGGAAATGAACAGGTCTACACCGATGATCCGCGCGGCAACTTGGTTGTCTGTGGGGCGGAAATGCCTTCATATGAGCCGCTGGATTTTACGCCCGGCACTCTGACATATGGATCAGCAAAGCCACCACCGATTGATCTAGACACAAAAAAACCGGCTGGCAAATCAAAGCAGCCGGATAGTGTCTCTCCCGCGCCGGGTGCCGCCCCGGACATTTCAAACGTAGCCACGGATCTGCCATGCCCGCCACCAGATGCAATACCCGTTGGCGCTAAGAACAAGAGCCAGACCGCCGTCATTATTGGCTACAAGCGAATCGACGGTAAGTGCGAGGCGATCTATGAACAGTTGGACGTACCAACGATCATCAGCAATTATCTTCCTGGTGCGCCTGCTGTGGCGACGACTGCGACGACGGTTGCGATTGCGACGACGGTTGCCATCTTCGTCAAACCGTTAGGCGATTTTTTGCTCAAGGCGGTCAAACCTATCGTCAAAAAGACGATCAAGAAGATCAAGGCGAAGTTGGGGAAGAAGGTTGTTGTTGAGTCTGTTTCTGAGCGCCGGAAGTTTCAGAGGGCTTTGCGTAAATGATCTTATGGGTGTGGGGCGGAATCTTCGGCGGCGGGTTGTTTACGACAACATCAGCGCAGATTGCTGAGAAGGGACTGTCTGGGTGAAAGCCAACACCATCTCTGATGAGATCAGCGCAATTCTTGAGGCGCTTGATCTCGTAGACCATACGCTCGTTGGCAAGCTTGGCGTCTAGGAGTGCAACCTGCTTTTCGGCTGCTTTACGGCAGGTTCTGACATGATGTCGATCTAGTGGGATGGAGAAGGTGGCAGTGATTCCACCGTTGATAGAAAAGTTCGTTTTTTGGCCCGTGCGAATCGGCTTCATAAAGAGAATCTCCCCAGGGCGGTCTGGGCGACCATCGGGTATTGGATTTCCTTCTGGATCGAAAGCGCCTTCTAGATCCAAAGTGTCATAAACAGGTTCGTTGTAATGCGATTCATACGGATCAGCCCAGCTGGTCGTAGAGCTAAGAAACGGGTTGATGTTTAGCGTTGCGCCTTGGCAGCTAATCCCTCCGCCGTATGTGTTCTGAAACTGACGACTCGGCACAACTTGAACAGCCTGATTCGTCACACTGCCAGAGCTGTTTGCGACAGGAGCGGCAGTGCTTGAGACCTGTGCTTGCGCTGGAGCGGAAAGCAGCAAAAGCGTTGCTATGACTCGCTTCATTGGGTGAAGGTGCTTAGCGTCTCATTAACGATCTTCCACGATGGCTTTGACGCAGGATCAAGACCACGCCAAACACTAGAAACACCATTGAGGCTGTTGGTGGTTGTGACCAAACTCATTGGAGCGATTGGCCCATTTGGCGCGACGTTAGTACCAGAGGCTGTGTACTCGTAGCCCGTTCTATAGCGATACGAGTTAATGACCTCATTGACCTTTGTCTTTGTGGTCGTTGTTGACTTGAGGGTGCCCTGCTGGAAGTTGGGCACTACTGGGATTGACTTTGCTTCTGGAGCGGCAAGCGCCACAAAACACAGAGCGCCCCAAGCAACCCAAAGTCCTGTCCACATTTATTTGATGGTGAGTTCTGAGGTCAGCTGTCCGATTGCCAGGGTATTTGCCCCGCCCGCCGTTATCGTCATTGTTCCGTCTGAAGCGATGGTGCCAGCCAGGTCGCCTGCAGTTCCAGAGGCAGTGGAAACAACACTGCCAAAGTTCGGCACAGTGCCAGTTGTCACTGCTGATGTTGGAACAGCATCAGCCTGTGTATAACTTTGGCTAAAAGAAAATGCTTCGCCAGGAGTGTCTTGCGTTACAGCAATCGTGCCTGGTGAATACACACCGCTGGTGATTGTTCCAGCTGAAATGGTGTTAGCAGTTGACCCGTCAGTAGTATCTACCCCGCTCCCGCTTATCGAAAAACTTGAACCTTGGCGTGTTGCGCTTGTCACTGCGCCACCAACCTGCAGAGAGATTGAGGACATGATCTTGTGGGTTAGATCAGCACGAGCTGGCGAAGCAGCAGCAAGTGTGATGCCCAATACCAAAAGTGTGCGGATCATTTGATGCCAGCTTTGGTGTCTTTGTTGTCCACGATAACGCTTTCGTCTTTCTTTTTCTTGGCAGACCGATTCATGGTCAAACCGTAGCTGGCGGCAGTTGAACTGAGCAGTGACGCGCTGAACGTCACGTCGATTTGGCCTTTGAAGTAGCCGATGTAGTTGGCCGTGATGATTGCCATGGCCCAAAACATGATGGTGATGCGAACAAAGTCGCCAAGCCATCCATGACCCTGGTCTTCCTGTTCTTCTGTTTTGGCCTTTGGAGTTTCTGCCATTGCGCAACAGAGCTACGCTTCAAGCGTAACTAGGTCAATCCAATGCTTCTAGTTCTCAAGCCCATCTTGATGACTGCCTGGAAATCACGGGCGTTCAAAGAGTTGATCATTGCGATGTTGGAGCGGATCGTTACTCGCACCGACAACGATTTAGATGACTTGGCTCTCAGCCATCTCAAGGTTTTGCTGCTGCCTGATACAAGAGTTGAAAAGTAGGTGGCGTCAGGCATCATCCAACTGACCCTGTTGCTCACGGCCATGGCCTTTGCTTTGCTGCCGTTCTTCCAATTTTTCCGTGGTACGCCCCACCAGCTGGCTGCAATTAAGGAACTTGAGGAGTCAGTGCCAGAGGGCCTACTGGAGGAGGAT